ACCTTATAGTGGTAGGGACAGGGTCATCTCCTGAATCAACTTCAAATGTCTCTGCGTGTACCTCTGTACCAAGAGTATCTGCTGCTGTATTTATATAAACAGCCAATGTTGTTGGATATGTAGATGTGATAGCAATTTTAGCATCACATACTACTTCATAAATTCCTGACTTACTAATGCTAAATACTTTGTTAGTATCATCCCAAACTATATTTGTAGACACTAAGGGGACTGTATTTACCTTATCAGCGTATACTGTAGAGCCAACTCCAAAGTTATTCTCATTAGCATCTGCTGTACCATCATCATTCAATCTTACAAACCCATATTCAGGTTGAAATGTAAAATCACCAATGACCTCTAAGTTCTTTACCCTTACCTTATCAGTAGAGATTTCTAAAGCAGTCAATGATCCATCTGAATCCTTTAATGGAGTTAGATTGCTATCAACTGCTTTATCAATATGCAACGCTTTAGGCATTACTTGTCTTTTATGCCTTCTACCATATCCATGCTTATATCAAAGCAAGCCTCAAGGAGTTCTGCTTCTTGTGCTTCATTTAAAATAGGGACATTTAGCTTCTCGTTAGCCTTTTTAATTAATAAAGATTTATTCTCTTTCATGTACTTAATTACATAATCAATAGCAAACCCTTTTAAAAAACCTGTCAATTTATTCACTTCTTCTCCTTTAAAGATTTAGTTTTTTGCTCTAATTTTTCCACTCTTTCGATTAACTTCTCCATCTTATAATCTAAGTCATTTTTATCAAAAACATACTCCATAATAGCTTTAACTACAGAAGGAGTTAGTAATTTTAATACAGGGAACATTATTTAGCCTTCCATTCTTTATATTTTAAGCCCAATGTAACCAATCCTATACCTATACCTATACATATAGAAATAAATGTTGCTACTGGGGTCATAACATCAACCCAACCTAAAAAGGCACTTCCAAATGAACTTGCCATACCTATTTGTGGATGACTCCTAAGTGTATCAATCATTCTTGTCCTTTTTCTTTAAGCCATTGCCTGATAAAGCCCTGACTATCTCTACTAGAGATTCGTATGAAGAACGCATGTCTGCTAAGCTCTCCTTAATATCTATTTGCAATTCTTTTTGTTGGCTAATTAGCGTTACTATAATCGCCTCTAATCTATTTTGGGATTCTTGCAGATCATCCATAAAAAACTTCTGTATAAATTGAGTCTGCTTCCAGATGAACCACATAGATGCACCTGCAACAGTTACAGGGACTCCAAGCTTTTCTACTATATCAATAAACTCCATCTATCTATTCCCATCTATTAGTTCGCCCCATACTGTAGCCTTGCCATCTATTATTTGTACTACATCTACAGTAAACCTGCCTTTGTCATAAAAGTCTATTATGGCAAAAGCGTGTCCCCAATTAATCTTTCTATTACCAAGCCAAGCATTTTTCTCTGCACTCATATCTTTAAGACACCCAATACTCCACGCTCCCTTAGCTCCATCCATATGAGTAGCAGTCATATACTGCAAGTCGTGCCAATGCCCATACATTACATTTCCACCAAGCTTACGAAGATGGTTGGCAGCGTGATACTGACCACCATAATGATGCCCATGATAGAAATTCATTTTCCCTATTTTAAGAAGCTTACCACAGCTGTGAAAGTCATACCCTCGCTCTTCTAATTTTAACGCAGCAGCAGGCATATATTTAGGCAAATATGGATGCTCTTCAACAAACATCTCAAGCCATAACTCGTGATTACCCTCACAGAAATGCTTCTCTTGACAATTTACCTTGTCAAGTGCTTCATCAATAATATCCATGCCATTATTAACATCTATAACATCTGTTTCAAGTTGTGGTATCATCATTTCAAGAGGTGGTTTACGTTTGCGTTTCCACTTCCAATGTGAGAAGTTCTCCCACTCGCCTGTATCACCTAAGTCTATATAGATGTCAGGCTTGACGATCTCAATGGCTCTGCACACAACATTGATGGCAGGCATATCTGCATATGGAAAATGCTTATCAGGAGTTACTACGGCTCTTCTAAGAGCTGATTTTCTCAACCTGATTCCTTACTATGTCCGATAATTCTTTTGCTCTATTAGGCGTTTGTCTCGCCCATAGACTGTCAAGCATCTCATCAGCAGCCTCACTCCATTCCCCTTCTTGCATAGCTGATATTGCTTTCCTAAATTTTGATACTCCTGTAACGCCAAGCTGATAGCACATATTTAACACTACCTCTTGAACTTCTTGTGGCATATCTTCAAGCCATTTAAAGCGAGCATTGGCATTACGTTTTAATTTTTCTAATTTTCTTATAAGGATTTCTTCTGCAATATCCTCATCTAAAACAAGGTCTTTTATTGCAAATCCATATCCTATAGTAGGTATACCAAGAGAGTCATCGTAAACATGTTCAACGAACCCCTCGTGATGTTTAATTTTTTCTAATAAATCTTTCATTTAGACCAATCTATCTTATCGTAATTCTTTTTATACTCCTCATCGCCATTAGATATTCGCAACCAATCCCCTTTTCCTGAACCTGTCAAGTCACCCTTCTTGCGAATTACTCTATTTTGACCTGTAGATGTATTTTCCATTATTCAGATTTTTTTTTGGATGATTTCTTAGGAGGAGAATAAGCAGAAGGGTCTTTTCTGCCTTGTACTCTTATCCAATTCCCTGTGCTTAATAAATCTTCTACTGTGGACATATCTCCATCCTTACACTCTTTAACTTGACCACTATTTTTAGCTTTTAAATATATCATAAATACTCCTTTATAATAAGGGGGCAGTTGCCCACCCCCTTATATTTTAATCACTAAGATTAACCAAGATTAACGAGATTTAATCCTCTTAAATCACCTGATTCATCAATCAACTTCATTCCATAGATTATATCTGCAGTAACTTTAGTTCCAAGATATGCAATATCATATTGAGATTGCACTCTCACATCTTGTTGAGCTGCAAAAACACAAGCATCGCTTGGATAAACTGCACCAACAGCAAGGTCATTAGTGGTTGCAGTAGGAGCAGCAGAGCTAAGGAATACATCCATTCCATACATTAAGCCAACTGCACCTGTTCTCAACCCACTTCCATCACCAACAGCATCCTGTCTAATAAAATACTGACTAATACCACCACTTGGGTTCATTATATCTGCCAATATAAGATTATTTACAACAAAAGAGCAATCATTAGGGTCAATATCTATTGCATATAGGTTTGCAAGAACAGTTTCTAATGTAGCTGCATTACATTCATTGTTAGCATTTACATCTATTCTTGTTTGGAATCCATCTAACTCTGCCCACATATCACTTTCAACCTGACGAGCAATAGACTCACCCATCATTTTAGTATATTTTGACATAAGGTCAGAGCTGCTTTGAATTAATGCCAAGTCCTCAAATAACTCAGGAACAACATAGTGCTTATCAATAGTCAAATCAACTTTACCTGCAGTTGCAGCAGTTGAGAAATCAACTATTGTTGATTTTACTTTTTCTACAGCAGCCTTAAGTGCAATCTTTGGAATATGCACAGTATCACCTGCACCTTTTACTAATGCTGAATAATCATCAACAGAGCCTGCCAACTTATTAGTTTCTTTATAAAATTTATAAATTGGATCTGCCCACAGTTCAGGTATAAAATCAGCACCTGTCGTTTTATCTAAAAAAGCCATTTTACTTCTCCTCTCCCATTAGGGAATTATTTTTTCATTCTTGCCTGAGCTGATTTAACAATATCTTCCCAATTATCTCTAAGATCATCTGGAGTCATCTTAGTCCAATCACCTATAGATTTATTAGGTTGTCTTGATACCCCTGCAATCTCAGGAGCATTAGCTTTGGCGTTAGTAATTTTGTTAGTCACATATTCAAGAGTCTCTAAGTCTAATTTAGCCAGAGTCTCTCGTTCTTCTTCAGGAACGCTTTCTAAAATAGTATCACGCTTCGCAGCTTCATAGCTCGCCCATTTATCAGCTTGAGCTTTATATGTTTCCATCTCACCTGATGTTTTTTCATACAAAGATTTGAAATCCTCTTTCTCTTTCAGTTTGGCTTCTTCAGCCTTTGCTAATTGAGATTCAAGTTTTGCTAAACGTGCCTCAGCATCCTGCGACCTTTTCCTATACTTTTTGCTTTCTGCAATTAATGCACCTACGTCAGTCGAATCCGTAGTTGCTTCTTGTGTAGTTTCCTCACTTACTGTTTCGGTAGCTACAGTTTGATCTTCGGACATGCTGTCCTCCTATATGTTGTTATTGAAAAATTGTATCATACAATATGTTGCATAATACAGATAGGATAACTTAAATTAACTTACTTGTAAGATGCAAGTATTAATGGATAATCAAAAACAATATAAAAAGCAATGGTTTGACTTTATGGGGTATAAGCCTCATTTAGGACAGCGAAAGCTCCATTTTCCTGATAAAAAGACAGCAAGGTTCTTTGTAATGGTATGTGGAAGGCGATTCGGCAAAACAACTGCATCTGCAATGGAAGCAACTTACTATGCTTCACAGCCAAATAAAAAGATATGGCTTGTAGGGCTATCCTACGATAAGGCTGACTTAATGTTTAGAGAAGTATGGCAGAAGATGGTAGTTGGTCGTGCAAATGATATAGAAAGAGCCTCTGAAAAAGAAAGATATATAAAATTCAAGTGGGGAACTACTGTAGAGGCTAAGTCTGCCGACAACCCTGATTCACTTGTTGGTGAAGGGTTAGATTTGCTTATAATGGATGAGGTTGCTAAAATGAAAAGAAAGATATGGGATATGTATCTTTCTCCAACATTGTCCGACAGAAAAGGGAAGGGTATTTTTATAACAACACCTGAAGGATTTAACTGGATATACGATTTATTCCTACTTGGGAAGCAAGATGATTTATGGGAATCTCATCAAGCCCCAACGTGGGATAACGATGTAGTATTTCCTGATGGGAAGAAAGATCAATTCCTTATAGAGCGTAAACGCAATATGTCTAAGGAGCTGTATGAGCAAGAATATGGGGCAATGTTTACTTCGTTTGAAGGTAGAGTTTATCCGTTTGACAGGAATTTGGATATGGGAGAGTTTCCATATAATCCTAATTTTCCAACTTTTTGCTCAATAGACTTTGGTTTTAGGATGCCTGCAGCATTATGGTTTCAGACTTATATGGTAGGTGGAGTACCTCATATAAATGTAATAGATGAAATAGTTCATAAACAAAATATTAAGACTGATGAATTTATTGAGATGATTAAATCAAAAAGGTATGCTGTTAGGGAATATTATGGTGATCCTGCAGGTATGCAAGCACAAGGTCAATCAGGATTAGGTGACATTGAAATATTTAGACGTAATGGAGTACATGTAAAAAGCGTTAGAGACAAAGTATCAAGAAACATTGCATCAGGTATAACTCATGTAAGAGGTTTTATAGAAAATGCACAAGGACAGAGATTTGTACACTTAGATAGAAAGTGCATGGGATTAGCAGAAGATTTAGAAAACTATAGATACCCTGAATCAGGAGAGGGTAAAGACTTAAAGCCTGACCCTGTAAAGGATGGCAGGCACGACCATAGTATGGATGCCTTTAGGTATTTCTTTTTAAACAGATTTCCAATTAGACAACGAGAATTAGGAGTAATAAAACGATGATGAACCCAATAGACATCATACAAGAATCAGTTAAGGAATATAAGCTAAGTATAGCGAAAGAAAGGCGAAATGAGATTCGCAAATTGCTTGATTACTATACAGGCACAGAAACTGAAAAGTATATTGATGATTACTTCTCTGCTGATGCTTTTAGGGAGATTCCTCTTTACAATGCTAACTTTACACGCAGGTTCATCAATAAGATGTCAAGAATTTATACAGTAGGGGCTTCTCGTAATGTGAGTGATTCGTACTCCTCTTTGACTCGCAGGAAAGATGCCAAAATGAAACATATTGAGAGAATGACACGTCTTGTAGGGTCTGTTGCAACACAAGTAATATATCGTGATGACCTCCCACAGCCCTGTTTTGATTATAGACCTGTTTACTACTTTGATGTGCATCTTCACGAGAACCCCTTCTCTCCTGTTGCAATTACTTACCCTATATTAATGAATGTAAACGATGTCTCAGATACTGAAAAATTACAATATGCGTACTGGGATAAAGATAGATACATCCATTACGATGAAGATGGCAATATAATGCAAGAATATCTACATGGATATGGTATTATACCATTTTTGTTTACCCACAGAGAAGACCAAGTTGATTCCTTTTTTGTAGAAGGAGCTAATGACATTGTTAGCTGCAATGAGCAGGTAAATATAACAATGACAGAGTTGCAATTAGGTCTACGATTCCAAATGTTTGGGCAGCCATTCATTACAGGGATGTATGGGGATAAAAAGTTGGAACGAGCAGGGAGCGATACAATACTTGACTTGCCTGAAGGCTCATCTTTTGGTATTGCAGCTCCTGAAGGGGATATTCAAGCAGTAATTGAGTCTGTTAAGTTTCAGTTAGACTTAGTTGCTCAGAATAATCATCTATATGTGCAATTTGCTCAAGATGGTGGAGAAACTCCATCAGGAATTGCACTCAAGATTAAAGATTTAGAGCGTTTTGAGGATTATCAAGACGATTTAGACCTATATCGTATGTATGAACACGATTTATACGATATTGAGAAAAAGATTGCATCATACAACAATATTTCTCTTCCTGAAGAGTTAAAAATAGACTTTAAAGAGCCTGAGTATCCAAAAACAGTACAAGATCAGATATTAATGGATGAGCATATGTTAAAACATCACATGGTTGATGAAGTTGGGTTGCTTATGAAGTATAATAAGGACTTGACTAAAGCTGAAGCCGAAGCCATAATAATGGCGAATAGAGAGGCTATGGAAGACGAGCATTTACAAGCAATGAAAGAGGGTGAGGTATAATGGCATTTCTTGAATGGAAGTCTAATTTTAGTTTTGATAAGTTATCTAAAAATCTTGACAAAGCTATCAAGAAGTTTGGTGGAGATAATGTCAAGAGTTTTACAAAGGCTGCGAAAGACAATTTGCAAAAAGGTGATTTTAAGCCTTTAGCTGAGGCTACACTTAAAGCAAGGAAGCCTC